ATTTCCATCAATCAGGTAACAAGCAATCAAGGATTCTATCAAACAGCGCATGGGTTGAGAATAATGTTTATTATCCGGAAGATTGGGCGATTCGATGGCCGGAGTTCTATGAAGCTATGACCACTTATCAGCGTGAAGGAAAAAACGAACATGATGATGCACCAGATTCAATTACTGGTATTGCGGAAACCCATCAAATGCAAAACCCACAAAATCTTGAAGAGAGAATGAAAGCAGCCAAGTTTTTCTTTGGCTAGAAAGGCAGGTCGAAATGGACAGTAAGAATATTACATTTTTGAGAAACCATCGCTACCACAAAAATGCGAATGCTGTTTTTAGAATGGCACAAGAAGATTTCGATTCGGTGGAATTTGATAGCGAGACTTGGATTTCACGACTAGAAAAATTCATTAATCGACATCGAAATGAACAAGTACCTAGATTGAAAGAACTTAAACGGTATTCTTTATCAGACAACAATATCAAATACCGTCCTGCTAAGACGGATGAATTCGCAGCAGATAATCGTATTGCTAGCGATTTTGCACGATATATCACCATCTTTGAGCAAGGATACATGCTAGGTCAACCTATCCAATACAAGAACGATGACGATAATATCCAAGCGCAAATTGACGATTTCAATAATAGGAACAACGAAACTTATCACAATGTATTGATTAAGACAGATTTATCAATTTACGGTAGGGCCTATGAACTGGAGACTACAGTGTTAGACGAATCAGGAAGTGCTTATGTCAAATTAGTTAAACTAAATCCGGAACAAACATTTGTTGTTTACGATGACACAACTGACAGTAATTCTTTATTCGGCGTTTATTATTACACACTTGATTATGGTGACGGCGTTCGCAAAGATTTTATCAATGTATACACGTCAGATATGGTTTATATGTATGTAAACAGCAATCAAGAGGAAAAGGGCATGCATCTAGTCGATTTTGACGATTATGCATTTGACGGCGTTCCTGTTAATGAGTTTGCGAACAACGAAGATCGTACTGGTGCGTTTGAGCCAGTTTTAGATTCGATCGATGCATATGATCTTTCGCAATCCGAACTAGCAAATTATCAGCAAGACACGATGGATGCAATCCTTGTAATTGCTGGAAACCCCTATACAGGTACTGCTCAAAACGACTTAGACGAAGAAGGGAATATCGTTCCTAATTCGCGGCTTGCTGTTTCATTAGCGTTCAAACGTGCGAAATTGATGTACTTAGATGATAATCCGAATCCAAATGGCGCACAGCCAAATGCCTTTTACCTTGTAAAAGAATACGATACTGAAGGCGCTGAAGCCTACAAGAAACGCTTAGTGAATGATATTTTGCGCTTCACATTTACTCCGGATGTAACGGATGATAATTTTTCAGGTGTCCAGTCTGGAGAAAGCATGAAATATAAATTGATGGCCGCAGATAATCGCCGTGTCATGCAACAACGCTTGTTTGAAAAAGGTTTAATGCGACGTTTGAGGCTAGCGGTTAATATTTGGCGAATCAAAGGAAATGATTCTGTTGCTTATGATCAAATCAATGATACGAATATCATATTTACGGCCAATGTTCCTAAGTCAGACAGTGAAATTGTTGCGCTGGCAAGTCAGCTTGTGGGGCAAGTATCTGATGAGACACTTTTTGAAATTCTGAAAACAGTCACTGGTGTAGATCCAGAAGTTGAGTTGGAACGAATCAAAGAAGACGCTGGTGGAACAACTCCGCCCAGACGTCCACAAATGGAGGATGAAGGAAATGAAAGAGCTAATGAAAAAAATGTTAGAAATGCTGACGGAGATGAACAGTGATACATCGGAAGACAAACAAATGGCAGCCATCGAAGCTTTCTCCATTCAGTCGATGGAACTAACTGCAAAAATTAATTGGAACTACTTTGTTCTCCTGCAAGAACAAGGATTTACCGAAGAACAAGCGATGCAAATTATTTTAGCAGGTCAAAAAAATGGCTAAACTCAATAAATCACCTAAGTACTGGTCCAGTCGTATGGATGAAATTATGGCTTATGTTGATCGAACGGATATCGATTTCTTTGATGAACTGCAAGCCATCTACACAGAAGGTCGTCAGAACATCCAGAAGGAGATTTACAGCTTCTACTCCCAATATGCCAAGGAGAATAAAATCTCTGTGCAGGAAGCAAAGAAACGGCTCATGCGAGAAGATCTATCTGATTATCGAGCAAATGCTGAGAAGTATTTCAAACAAGCTGAAAAAGATCCCGAACTATTGAAGCGGTTGAATGAGCAGTACAAAGCCGGAAAAGTGACACGGCTTGAAGCATTGCACCTAGATATGGAATGGCACTTAGGCAAAATGAGCGGAGCATTGCATAAATCATTCGATCGATATTTATCGCAAAATAATCGGCGGAAACTCTAAAAGCACATTGAACAAAGCTGCATTGGACCAGATTGTAAAAACTCCCTTTAATGGGAAAAATTATTCTTCCAGTATTTGGGGGAATACAGATGATCTTGCCAAAGACCTAAAAAAAGTTCTTACTCAAGGATTTATTCGTGGATTGGGTCCAGCAGATATGGCTCGTGAACTGCGTAAAAAATACAATGTGGCCAAGAGCAGAGCAGAAGCTATTACAAGGACAGATGGAACGAATGTTGTGAACCTATCAGCAGCTAAGCGCTTTGAAGATTTTGGATTGACCAAGTACAAAAACAATGTGCATGTTGACGATCGGACTACTCAGATATGCTTGCAAGTGAATCGTGAAGATAAAACATTTTTGTTAGTTGAATATCAACCCGGTATCACAGCACCGCCTTATCACGTCGGTTGTCGAACTGGAATTGTTCCGGACGATTCAGAACTAGGTTATGAAGAATAGGAGTAATTATGAATGCGACAATAACATATTTTATAGGTGTTTCTCGGGAAGAGGAACAGTTTGCAAAAATAAGTTGTGTAATATCTCAAGAAACTCTAGATAAATTATTAGATCAAGATGCACCAAAGTTTATAAAAATAATTGTAAATGATGGCGAGTTGATGTTTCTACAAACTGACAATATTAACAATATTCAACAAGAATTTTAAAGCCAGCATGGCGGAAAGTGAAGGTGATCCGCATATCTCGCAACTATGCGTTAAATAGTAAATTACAAGAAAATAGGAGGTACCCCATGGATTTTAAAGAATTGAAGCGCAAGAAAGAACGTGGTGTGAGCAATGAAGAGTTTATGGATCAATCAAAAGAATTCTTTAAAGATGCAGAAAGTATTGTTGTGGTTGGTGTAGATCAGAATGGAATTATTACGTCCTTTTACACAAAAAGTACGTCCCTTAACGCTATCGGCATGATGGAAGTAGCGAAACAACAACTAATTCAAGAAATGGAAGTCTAGCAGCCGCTGGGCTTTTTATTTTGTCCAAGCATTGAAGACTTTAAAAGCTATGGAAGTGCAAGCATTTATCCACGTAAAAAGATATGGAAGGAGCAACAAATCATGAAAAAAAATAAGAAATTATTTATGCCATTGAATCTACAATTCTTCGCTGAAGGCGGCGGAGATGATAACCCGGGAGATCATACACCACCAGAATTCAATGTCGATGAATTGAATGAAGAGCAATTGGCAGCCATCAAAGAAAAATTTGGCTTCAAGGACGACAAGGATGTCGATTCTATTGTCAAAAGTAAAAAGTCACGTTGGCAAAAAGAAGCCGAAGAAGAAAAAAATGAAGCTGCACGTTTGGCAAAGCTATCTGAAGAAGATCGTCAAAAAGCACTCTTGGACAAAGACCGAACGGAGTTTGAAAAAGAAAAAGCAGAATTTCAAAAGCAACAATTGTTTGTAGAAAAAGGCAAGCAACTAACTGCTCAAGGAATTCCGGCGGATTTTGCTCATCGTATTACCGGTGATACTGCTGAAGATATCTTAGAAGATGTGAAAGCTTTTCGTGCTGAATGGGACAAAGCGGTAGAAGCAAAGGTCAATGAACGACTAGCTTCGAAAAACAAAACAAAAGTTGGTACTGGTGCTGGTCAAATGACCAAAGCGGAAATCATGGCGATCAAAGACACCGCTGAACGCCAACGAATGATTGCTGCAAATAGAGAACTATTTTAGGAGGAACAACAAATGAAAAACATGTCAAAAACAAATAAAAAACGATTCATGAAAATGCAACTACAGTTTTTTGCTGCTGAAACAAATTTAACAACCATGGACGATCTTGGGGAAATCAAGTCGATCGATTTCGTTAACCGATTTGAAGCCGGCATCAAAGAATTGCTTGAATTGTTGGGTGTTACACGTTTAGAACCATTATCAAGTGATATGAAAATCCAAATGTACAAATGGACGACTGATTTAAAATCTGGAAATGTCGCAGAAGGTGAAGACATTCCTCTATCTAAAGTTACTCGTGCAAAAGATAAGTCTTATCAAGTAACGTTTAACAAATGGCGTCGAGCTGTGTCAGCTGAGTCAATCGCTCGTCATGGCGCTTCGTTGGCAATTGATCAAGCGGATAACAAATTGTTACGCCAAATTCAAGGCGGTATCAAAACGCAATTCACGAATTTTTTAGGATCTTCTCCAACAAAAATTACCGCTGAAGGATTGCAAAAGGCATTGGCTCAATCGTGGGGGAAATTAAGCACGTTTGAAGAATTTGACGGTGCACAATTTGTTTCATTTATTAATCCAATGGATGCAGCGACATATCTTGGTGACACAAAAGTCTTAGCTGATGCATCGAATGTTTTTGGAATGACGTTGCTGAAAAACTTCTTGGGAGCTACTAATGTTGTTGTATTAAACGCAATTCCAGAAGGTAAAGTTTATTCAACTGCGGTTGACAATATCGTATTAGCTTATTTGGATATGAAAGCTAGCGATCTAGGTGATATCTTTGTAGATTTCACAGATGAAACAGGGTTCATTTCTGCTACTCGCGGACGTACATTGCGCAATGCAACTTACGAATCACTATTCATGAATGCATTAGTCTTGTTCCCGGAAATTCCTGCAGGCGTTGTTGAAGCAACGATTGAATCGGCAACTACGACTACTACAACACAACCGACTACGACCACTACAACAACACAAGCATAAGGTAGGGGATAGAAATGCTAGAAGATATCAAGTTATTTCTCGGCATAAAAGATACGATACAAGATCCGTTGCTTAACCTGATTATCACGGACAGCGAGCAACGGATCTTATCCGTATTGAACCAATTCGCTGCCAAAAATGATACCGAAAAACACAAAGCTATTCCGGATGATCTGGTCTATATTCATAGAGATGTCGCTATCAAGCGTTTTAATAAACGCAACAGTGAAGGGACCACTGCAGATAGTGAGGAAGGACGATCTTATTCATGGGAGCCTTCTTATTTAAATGAATACATGGATATCTTTGACGAATATACTAAGCCTGCAATTCGTGCTGGTAAAGGCATTACGAGGTTTATCTATTGAATTACAATGATCGTGTCAAGATAACCTTTGAGAAAAAAGTCCCTGGCTACCTTGGCGAAGATACCATCGAGGAAAAGGAAACGATTGAACCTTGTGGCAAAACTGGGTTATCAAGTAATGAGCAAATCGGGATTTTCGGAAAGTACAATCAGAAGGCGTTCAAATTGCATATTCAAGGAATCCACAAAGGATTTTCTAAAATTGAATATGACGGTCTGGAGCGATCTGTTTATTCAACTAAGTGGCATCGTAATTCAACGGTGGTGATTCTCACATGAGTAAGAGCGTCAGAATAAAAGGTATGAAGCAATTCGTCCGAAACGTACAACGAAAAGCACCACAATTAGAGAAAGCAATTGACCAAGAAATTAAGCTGTCTAGTTTGCGTGTAGAAAAGGGGAGTAAGAAAATGGCTCCTTGGGATACCGGATGGATGTCGAATAATATCTATGCTAGCGTCGTTGGATTGATGCAAGCGGAAGTTATTTCTCCAGCCGAGTATTCTATTTTTGTAGAGATGGGTACGCGATTCATGTTTGCACAGCCTTTCTTATTTCCTGCACTAAAAGCAGATTGGCCGATACTTCAAAAGCGGCTTACCAAATTAGTAAGGGGATGATTATGTGTACTCTCCAATGACAGAATATCTCAAAAAGCTTTCTGATAAGTTATCGACTACTGGAATATCGGTAGAATTCAAACTTCCTGATGAAAGTGTCAAGGAGCCTTTTTATGTGATAGGTACACACTCTGGGGATGATTCACAAAGTGCTAAGTTCGGACCAGCCATTGTTGATACAAGTCTACAAATTGACTTGTACTATCCAATTGATAGCCGGACGAGCTTAGAAGAAGCAATATTTAAAACAAAAGTTGCGTTAAATAAACGAATTACTCATCAAGTGATGATTGATAATTCAATTGGTAGAGAAGTCTATCATGTTGTATTTAGAACAAATGAATTAATTATTTAGGAGGAATAAACAATGGCAGATGTGAACAATGGCGTTAAAAAATTTACTGGTAAACCATTGACTGCAAAGAAAGTTTGGTATTTTATCCAGTCTGTTAAAGCAGAAATTGGTTCTCCAGGACTATTGCCAGCTTGGCAAACTGAAGGTGGAGTAACTTACGGTGGTGAAAATATTGATGAACAAACCAAAATGGGACGTATCATTATTAAATCTACTGATGAACATTCAATCGATTTAACGCAGTATTATATGTCAAAAGACGAAGCAATTAAAGTTGTAAAGGATGCCAAGAAGAATGGCACTTCAGTAAAGGTATGGCGCGTTGAAATAGATGAAGATGCGGCTGAAGAAGTATCCGGTAAAGATTATAAATTGTATCCGGCAGAATTTGGATATGGTATGCCAGATGATGTAGAAATTCAGGATGGCGATGATCTTGTTGAAGCTTCCTATACCTTAAATATCATTGGAAAGCTGCAGGAAGGGAAGTTTCCGTTGTCTGATGAAGATATTGCTGCTATTGAAGCTTTATATGATTACCAAAATCCTGGTGAAACAACTGGGGATTACGGTAACATTCAAACTACTACGACAACTACACAAGCAACTACCACCACGACGACGACGCAGGGGTAGGTGAGAAAAATGAAATATATTCTTTGTCAGCCTGCTATCAAGCGTTTTAAGTGGGAGCTAGAAGTTTGTTTGACCAACTTGAGATCATTAGGAATCAATGATATTGTATTGCTTTTTAGCGAACATGATTCAACAATTCCTGCTTATTTAGCTGATAAATACAATGTTGAGGTTCACGTATATAGAGATGATAGAGAGGATAAAGGATATATTCCTTCTATCAAGCCTTATCTGTGGTGGCAATACCTGAAAGAAGATCCTAAACGTGAAAAAGAGCGGTATGTTTATATTGATTCGGATGTCATTTTCAATCAAAAGATTGATTTGCGTAAAATGACTTCAAAAGAAGATGTTTGGTATTGCAGTGATTGCAACCACTACCTAAATCTTGATTATATTCGCAGTTGTGAAAATGGAGAATCTATTTTGAAAGGTATGGCTGAGATCGTAAATGTTTCAGTGGAATCGTTAGAAACTATTAATTTTAATTCTGGTGGTGCACAGTGGGTTATAAAGAATCCTAGAGCGGAGTATTGGAAAAAAGTTTATTTCGATTCAAATCGTCTTTATCAATACTTTAAAAAAGTGAATAGCAACATTCAAAAATGGACTGCTGAAATGTGGGCGCAACTTTGGAATATGATGTATTTCAATGTTGGACCTAAAATCCACGAAGAATTATCCTTTTGCTTTTCTACGGATTCAATTGAGAAATGTAAACAAGTAAAAATTCTTCATAATGCAGGAGTAACCGAAAAAGATCGCGATCTATTCTTTAAAGGCAAGTACGTTGATACATCACCATTTGAAGATGATCTATCTTTTGTTAATAAAAGAAAAGCGTCAGCAAAATATGTGGAAGCAATTAAAAGAGTTAGTCGTTAGACTGGCTCTTTTTTGTTTAGGAGGAATGGTTAAATGTCTTTTGATATCAAAGTAAAAAACAAAGATTGCAATATCAAATTCAACTATGCTTTAAATTTTAAGGCCAACAAAAAATTAGCATCAAAAGATGCAGATGGAAATTCTCAAAATGATGGTGCAGGAATTCTTTTTGTTCAGGTTCTTGAGAAAGAAGATGACGCTTTAGTCAATTTATTACAACTTGTTGATAAGAATTTTACCGAAAATGATGTTTTAGAAGCTGTACAAAATTATACAGACAATCTTGTTAATAGCGGAATGGGTGAAGAGGAAGCCTACAATCAAATTTTTGCTGATCTGAAAGAAGAAATGTTAGCATCAGGTTTTTTCGTGAGCAAGATCCGCAAATACAAGGAGAATCTGGAGAAAGCTCACAAAGTTATAGCGGCTCGAGAAACGGAAGAGTCGAAGCTTCAAGCGGACGAGTTGAAGAAATTAGCGGAAAGAATCACGAAAGAGATCTCATAGTCAACTGTGCAAGGTATGGTTTAACTGATATTGATTTGATTATGAATTGTTACTTATGGGAACTTGAAGCAATTCTTGAAGGCTTGAGTTTGCGTGAATTAGACAAACAGGAACAAAATGCTATTTTTGGATTTAATTTGCGCTATATCTTAAATGCTAAAAAGCCACAAATGAAAAAAATTATTAATAAAAAATCAGCAGAAAATCGAATTAAGAAAGCATTTGATCGAAATGCTAAACAAACCAAAAAAGGTAACAAGCGCTTGGATAAAGCTTTGAAAGCTTTGGAACACTTTAGAAATAGGAGGTGAGATAGATGTCAGGAAGCATTACCGGATCCATTAAGGCTTTGATTGGAGCAGATACTGGAGATTATAAGAAAGCAATGTCAGAGGTAGTTAGTAGCACTACTTCAGCAATGAGTAAAGTGCAGTCTAGTATGACAAATAGTACAAATAGTATTGTTTCAAGGGTTGGAAGTATTATGGGACAATTAAGCTCTACTATTCCTTCAAAATTAAACGGATTAAAAACAAGCATGGTTGCTCCTTTTAGTGCTGCAGGGGGTCAAATTCAACGAGTAATCGCATCTATCGGTGAAAAAATTCCTCAGCCCATAAAAAAAGGCTTTGGAGTTGTCTCAAAAGCTGCAAGCGAAACTTCGAGCCTAGTTGCAAAAGGCTTGAATGGGATAGTGAAAACTACAACCTCAATTGGTACCAAGGTTGGTAGTGGGTTAACTAATGCTTTCAACAAAGCTGGAACGAAAGCAGCATCTGCACTAAGCAAAATGGGATCTAAAACAAATGATGTAACAGATGCCACTAGCGGATTAATCAAAAAAGTTGCTGGAATTGGTGCAGCCTATGCAATAGCACAAAAGGGAATATCAATGATCTCGGGTGCTATTACAGGATTAGTTGGAGATCTCAATGAAGGGTCTGCAACATGGAAAACGTTCAATGCCAATATGGAAAACATTGGCATGGGGAAAAAGGAAATTGCTAGTGTAAAAAAAGAATTACAAGACTTCGCAACTCAAACAATCTATTCAGCTTCCGAAATGGCTACGACATATAGTCAGTTGGCAGCAGTTGGTATTAAAAACACGGATAAATTAGTTATGGGATTTGGTGGACTTGCAGCCGCAGCGGAAAATCCAACACAAGCTATGACTACTCTTAGCCAGCAAGCTACTCAAATGGCTGCAAAACCAATGGTTCAATGGCAAGACTTCAAGTTGATGCTAGAACAGACACCTGCTGGTATTGCAGCAGTTGCTAAAGAAATGGGCATGTCAACATCTGAAATGGTCACAGCTGTTCAAGATGGTACGATCAAGACGCAAGATTTCTTTGATGCTATAACAAAAGTCGGTACCAATGACACGTTTAGTAAAATGGCAACTGAGTACAAAACTGTCGGGCAAGCAATGGATGGATTGCGAGAAACATTAACAAACAAATTACAGCCTTCTTTTGACAAACTTTCCCAAGTCGGAATTGATGCTATCAGTAAGATTACCGATAAAATTGGCGATTTCAACATGGACAAGATTAATAAGGCAATTGATAGTGTTATCCCAGTTTTGGATCATTTTGTCAATGGAACGAAATTATCAGGTGATGCACTTAAGAACATGCAAAGTGTGGTATCTGGAATTTTGCCAGTGCTCGGTTTATTAGGTAGCGCGCTAACTCTAAGTAGTGCTTTACCTATATTGAAAACATTATCTAGCGGATTTATTAATTTCTCTAGTATTTTAAATGGTCCCTTAAGTTCAGCATTTGGACTAATTTCCGGAAATGTCAGTGGGTTAATTGGGCTATTTCCTAAAATTGGTGGAGGACTTTCTTCTGCGGCTACTGTAGGAATGGGTGCGCTGGGCGGCATGACTTCTGCAATGGCTACAATCATGCAAGTAGCTTTAGCGGCTGTTGGACCTGCAGCAATTTTAGGGCTTGTTGTCGCCGGTCTTGGATTAGTAAATAATCAGTTTGGATCTCAAATTGATGATTTGTTAAAAATGGTCACAACAAAAGGTCCTGAAGTAATTTCTAAATTTGTTCAAGGTATTACGTCGCAATTACCTCAACTTATAAGTAGCGGTACACAGCTGATCAGTAAATTAGCAAATACGATTGCCACAATGTTACCATTGATTGTTCAGGCTGGTGTAGACGTTATCGGATCGCTAGTTGGCGGTGTGGCTCAAAATCTGCCTTCTTTAATTAGTTCAGCTTTGACAATTATTACAACTATACTGACATCATTAGCAAGCGCATTGCCACAATTGATAGTGATGGGTATGAATTTATTGCTAAGCTTAATCAATGGTATTGTAGAAAATATTCCGCAAATCGTTAGTTCAGTGCAACAAATTCTAGAAGCTTTTGTTGGAAATATTGTTTCAAATCTACCGCAGATTATTCAGACTGGTATTCAAATTCTACTAAGTTTAATTAATGGATTAACACAATTGTTACCTCAGTTACTTCCAGTAGCTTTGAATGCTATCTTGACTTTAATCAATGGATTGATGGCCAATATCCCTCAACTATTAAATGGTGCCGTTCAAATTGTTCAAGCTTTGTGTAATTTTATTGTGCAAAATCTACCAATGATCTTACAAGCAGCGGTTCAGATTATCCAAGCTCTAGTTAGCGGTATAGTACAAAATCTACCTAATATCATTTCAAGCGGTATCCAAATTATCATGTCATTGGTAGCCACTATCATTCAAATGTTGCCTAGTATTTTAGCTGCTGGTTGGGATATTGTTAAGTCTCTTGCGAGCGGTGTTTTAGAAGCTATTCCCGGAGTATTAAAAGGCGCTTGGGATGGAATCAAGAATGGATTTGGTAGTTTGTGGGATACAATCACCGGCAAATCAAAATCCAAAGGCGATGAAATGGATTCTGATACACAGTCAGCTACTCAATCAGTCGCAAGCAGTTTTAGTACAGCAAATTCTAGCGTTAGTAAATCAATGTCTAGCATGCAAAACTCAGTATCTGATTTAAGCAGTATTGCTTCGGTGGATGCAACAAAAGCCGCTAAGAATGCGAAATCTAACACGACGAGTGATTACTCTGCAATGGCAAGTAATGTATCTAGTTCTTTAAGTAGTTTGCAATCAAATGTTACAAGCAATATGAACACCGCAACCCAAAATGCATCAACTGCTGCGAACACAATGCAAAACAATGTAAACAAAAGTGCATCCGGTATTAATCAGAGTTCGACAAAAGAGATCACTTCAATGGCTCGTAATGTGGGTCAATCTATGCAAAATATGGAACGAACTGCTTCAAGTGCGATGCAAAGAGTATCTAATACAGTAAATAAAGGTTTTTCTAGTGTCAGCAAGGCAAGTACACAGTCTATGAGTCAAGCAACTCGGTCGATTAGTAGTAGCACTTCGCACATGGTTTCAACATTCAACACTGGAATGAATCGAATGGTGTCTACAGCGAGAAACTCATCATCAAGAATTGTTTCTGCTTTTTCAAGTCTTCGCTATCAGATGAATAGTATTGGGTATTATGCAGGCGCTGGTCTTGCTAGTGGCCTTTCGAGTTCATCGGGGTATATTTATAGCGTTGCAAATAGCATTGCTTACAACGTACGTAGGACGCTCCAACGAGCACTTGATATTCATTCTCCTTCAAGAATTACTACATGGATGGGTGAAATGTTAGGAAAAGGGCTTGGCTTAGGTATGCATTCTATGCTTGGATTTGTCACTAAACAAGCCAATGAGTTTGGATCTATCATTAGGGCTCAGCAGTACCAAGCAGAGGCACTGATGGTTGCTGATACTACATTTACTAATAAAAATATTAGTATATTGGATGATGAGATGGATCGCGACGTTGCTGATACTGAGCTTAGACAAGAAGAAATTTATGTCTACAATGAGATTATTGGAGATAAGATTTATACAACAGTCAAACGTAAAGAAGCACGTGATAAAAATAAAAACGATTATTTTAACTAAGGGGGAAAGATCATGGATGCTTTGATCACAAAAGATGGAGTTGAAACGAAACTTTCCTCCATTGGGTTACTTGTCACTGACTTTCAAGACAGTTCACCTTCTATAACCACGAATAAAAGAGAAGTAACAAACCGAAGTGGATATATATTCTCCGGGGCAGTACACAAAGAAAAACGGATCGTTATTTCAGGAACTTTCGTTGTTCAAAGTGCATATGCATTAGAAGAAAAGAAGGACCAAATAAATGGGCTTATCAGCAATGATGAGCCTTTTTATATTACCAAATTATTCCCTACTGCTGGACTGTATGATTTTGAATTACCTGGTCAAAAAACAAGCGATTTAAATTTACTCGCTATTCCACATCAAGCGTATAAGTATCGATACAAAATAATTGTAGAAAACGAAATTTCATATACATTTGTTGGATTATCGGCTGCAGGTTTAAGAATGAAATTTTCCTTTGAAGGAAGAACAGCAGAACTTCCATTTGGGGAGACTATTCCAAGATCAGTTACTGTTTCATCAACTATTGATTACGCAGGAACTGCAAAATGTAGCCAATTAGAATGGCCATGGATAATGAAGCTCACGTCGAATGCTATCCAAAACGGTGATGTGACTGTAAAAGTTGGGGATAGAACATTTATCTATCATGCTGTAACACCTATGGCAAGTGGTGATGTATTGATGATTAAAGGGATAGAAACAACACTAAATTCGTTGAATGTCAATGATAAAACGAATTACGAGCACTTTATTTTAACACCATCTGCAAGTGGGAAAATCGCTTTGACAACAAATTTTAAAGGGTCAATTCAACTACTCAATTTCGTTGAACTCTATAAGTAGGGAGGTGATTGAGTGATTAATTTTATTGATGAATACGGTAAACAACACGCTGCAATTGTTGAGTGTCAGAAAACAAAGGGCGTGAATGGCGAAAAATCTTTATCCGGTACTATCTATACAAACGATGAAATTTTAGAAGGTATTGGTCGTGGATGGCGATTACAGTTTGAAGAGGAAAATTATTGTTTAACCTATGTAAATCCTATTGACGAAGGTAATCGTATTGTTGTTGAGTTTGATGCAGTTCATGAATTCTTTTTTGATTTGAGAAAATCTGTAATTTATTCCGAAATGAATGGTTCAAATACTGCTAATGCCTATCTGCAATTCATTTTCAATGGTAGCGGTTATGAATATCGCTTAGAAGTAACCATACCATCTTTTGAAAAAGAAAGTTTTGGAATGAAAAATCGCCTTGATTTATTCAAAGATTTTATTTCTTCTACAGGTGTTGAGTTTTCGGTAAATGGGAAAATTGTCCGTATTCTTGAAAGGGTTGGAACAAATCTTTCAACAATAGTAAAAAAAGGATTCAATTTGAATGAGCTTAGGATAGAAAGGGATCCGGGTTCTTTCATTACCTATTTGAGAGGATATGGTGCTTTTTTTGATCCCGATGATGAATCTAAGGGGAGATTAATAGTTGAGTATTTGAGTCCGCTTGCTGAGTTATACGGAAAACTTGAGGGCGATCCTATCGTTGATGAACGGTATAAAGTTGAAAGTAATTTTATTGATCGTCTAAAAAATGATGTGGAAATTTCTTATGGGATATCAGTTGATATCGATATGGAAGATTTAACGAAAGCTGGTTATGAATATGATCAACCTCATGAAGGTGATTATATTATGGCAATTAACAAAGACTTGGGATTTGAGCAAAAAATTCGAATCATGTCATATACCACAAGCTATGATACTGAAGGGAACATTATTGATCACGATGTATCATGTGGATCTGACAATATTATCCAAAAGAATATCAATGAAGAAAATGAATACCGTAAGGAAGTTCAAGCTGGTCTAGAAAATGCAATAAGTACAGCAAATCAAGCTTGGATATCCGCAGATGGGAAAAATAAGGTTTTTCAAGGTCCGGATAGACCTACAGCTACAAATAAAGGCGATATCTGGTATCAGGTAGATGGTGAACAAACCATCATGAATTACTGGGATGGCTTTGATTGGGTACCATTTATCAATCCGGATGCAGTAAAAGAATCAGTCGATGAGGCAAAAAAAGCCGGAGACGAAGCAAAAGAAGCCGCTGATCAAGCAAAAGCTGATGCACAGTCTGCACAGGCTAAAGCCGATAAAATCCAGATTGATGTCAATGGTCTTGTTTCCGATGTTACTACGATCAATGGGGCAGTTAATTCTATTAGTAGTAAAGCTAACGAAGCCTATAATAAGGCGAATGCTGTCGAAGGTAGGACGGCAACGCTTGAAACCTCAGTCACTGGTTTAACCGGAAGGATCACGGATGTTGAATCGACTGCCACAAGTACCACGAAGAAACTGAATGATTTAGTCGTCACAGTGGATGGTCAAAAACAAACCATAGCAACGGTGACTAACACTGCTAACAGCGCCTTGAGTAAGGCGAACGTTTTGGAATCAACCGTTGACGGTGTTAAGCAGACGTTGACAAGTGTTGAGACAAACCTTGCTAACCAGGTAACCAGCGATCGAAATCTATTTCTGAATTCAAATGTTCCAGCTTCTAATGAGTCTTATTTGATTAGCACGTTTGCTATGAGTGAATTGATGGTTGAGGGCGAAGAGTACGTATTTAGAGCAAAGATGACTTTAGGTGCAGGAAAAACA